TTATGATTTTACCGTTAAATTATTCATAAAACTTTCTATAGAATTCGCCTGGAATATACGGAAATAAGGAGATTGAACGTCGTAATGTTTGTCAGTAATGATAAGGATTGAAGGAAAGAATTTAGAAGCTTTCGGTTGCCAATATTCATTATGCCATTCTTGGCTATGGAAGTATAACTCATATCTATTTATCTTATCTTGCATTATCTTTTTACTGTACACTGACTTTTGAACTTCAATAAAGAATGGCGATCTACGCCATATTGTAAAAGCATCCGGCTCCATATATACTTTCCCATACTTTGGTTCAACTTCGAATAGTTTAGGATTTTCATAATGAACGAGTTGTTTGTATGCGTCCACAATACCAAGGAAATGAGGAATTTTTTGACTCGTTTTTCTGATAGAACCGGGTTGCGGAAAATAAATGTATGGGTGCTGCAATACGTTAGCATCAACATGGCCGTCTCTTCTTAATCGTTTCATAACTGTATTACAACAAGTTACCGCATTCTTTAAGCCTTGAAAATGCAAATCAATAATATCGTCACGGGACATGCATCTAAATCGATTCAAATCATTCAGAATCCCTTTATCTCTACTCTTCATCATCTAACACCCCAAATAAGGGAATTTCTTCTTGCCGAGGATTCTGGAGCATTTTTGCCTCTTTAGACATGCGATATGGTTCAACAATTTGTTTCGCCTTATTTAATTCCAAATAAGGAGCTTGCACTTTCTTTAATCCATTTAGTTTTAAAATCATTTGGCCCGATTGCTCTAAATGCTCTGAACCAGGAGTACCCATGATGTTACTGTTAATTGCACTATCACATTTAAAGCCGATTCTTACAGTCATATTGAGCTTTAACTTACCATCTAACACCTTTGCATCTGGCCGTTGCATACTAAGCATAAGAAACAGCCCAAGTGATCGGCCGACTGCTGATATCTTTTCAACTGTAGTCATACATTCTTTTTCATCTTTGAGCATAGCCACTTCATCAATAGCAAGTAGAATATATGGCTTTTGATTATCAGGATGTAATTTGTTGTACTCATCAATATGATCAAGTTCATATTCTTCCATGAGTTTTCTTCGTTCTCTGATTTCCTTCCACACCTTTTGAAGCATTATTTTCATTTCGATTTCTTCCATACAAACTTCTTTTACATGCTTCACTCCTCGTAAGAAATGAAATTCAGAGTTTTTCAAGTCACCAAGGTACAAATGCAACTTATCAGGAGACATATATTGAATTAATGTGGACAGTACAACACGCACTGTACTACTTTTCCCACTTCCCGTTTCCCCTGCAATTAATAAGTGTGGTGTATTAGAATCAATCATATCGTACGTAATCATTTTTCCAAATTGGTCTCTGCCAACCACAACAGGAAGACGGTATTCTTTTAATAATGGCTGCCATTCTTTATAACAGTAATTGTATGGTTTTAGTCCAGCATCTGAATGGAATACATGTAGTACAAATTTTTTCAAATCACCTTCAATAGTAATATTCCGTCCTAATATTTGCTGAAAACAAAACCACTTCTTTTCAATCTTCTGTGGATCTAATCCGTTTGGGATGGTAAATACATATCTCACGCTTTCTTTTGAAGAGGAAACATCATGTATCTTTGGATAAATTGGAACCTTTCCACCACGCGTTTGATGTTCCGTATATAAACCTGCTTTTCCGAATACCTCTATAAGTTGATTCCTTAAACTTTGTGTATGAAGCCAATCCTTTATAATCCGCATATACTTCCCCCCTTAAAACATTATTACGATGCGAACAAATACATATCCAATCAAACAAACTCCACCAATTCTCGTGCCGTGATAAATACCTTCGCTTACAAATTTCGCTGCTGATATATGGTCATGTCGCACCAAGTATTTTTCTAACATGACTGCCCCGATTAAAACCGCTCCCATTACTCCTAATGCAATGTAAGTATTTAATACCTGATCCGACATATGAAGGAATGCGAAAGGACTTAATGAATTGTATTTACGTATTTTCTTTTCTTTATCTTTGTATGACCTATCCATAAACTCGCGAAAAGGAATTATTTCTTTCCTAGCACGCATTTAAATGCCCCCTTTATAAACAGAATTTAGAATGTAGATATTACATATCTTCATCTACTTAATACCGTGGTAGATTTACCTTGGTAGAAACCTTGGTAAATACTGCGGTAATCATTCGCGACTTACTTTGTTAACCTCGTATTCTTCTACCTTAATGAATACCGTGGTAGCTGCTTTGGTACATCATATTGTGGACAGCTTGTACATTATGTAAAAAACTTTTTCCGTCTATGCGAATAGTTTTTTACATTTATGTCCACAATGTTGAAAATAGGTTCAGGAGGGATTTAAGTGTTTTGGAAATTCGGAGGGAAAAATCGAACGAAATTAGGTGATTTTTTAGACCGGAATGGCTTCACCCAAAATGATTTAGAAAAGACCGCGAAATTGAGTCGTCCTACGGTTTCAAAGGCGTGCAATGATAAAGAATACATTCCTAGTCCAACTGTAATGAAAAAGATTTTAAAGGCTATTAGGCAAATAAAATCCAATGCTAAATCTACCGACTTTTGGGATATGTAAAAACTGGCTAACTAGAGTCAGTTTTTTTCACAAAAAACTCTTCATAGAATAACCGCACATTCACATATAATAAGAATATGCATTCCGTTGCTTAAGGAGGAAAAACAGTGTATGACTACTCACTTTTGCCGAATCGAATTGTTTTATGTATAGATCTTCGTAGCTTTTATACAAGCGTGTCCTGTATCAAGATGGGACTTTATATACTTTGGTGCTTTGGAGAGCTACTATGCAAGATTCATATTATTCATTAGTAGCTACTGGTGCCCCTTATACAGACACTTGTATGCACTAAAGATAATACTTATTTTGGATGTACTGATTAACAACTATAGACACTTCCAAAACATTGATACAAGTGAATTTTTCATTCTTGCTAGTTTCTCTACATCCGATTTATACAGATATTAATTTAATAACTTGTGGGCTGGTTGTGGGCTGGTCATACAATAATTTTTCTTGAAACTATATTTCCAAATATATATTTGTTTCTTCATATATTATTGAGGGAATTGAAAATATTTTATAGAATATTCTATATCAAATACAATACAGGAAAGTAAAAAAAACTTTACCAAAAAGTAGTATTTTAATCCAACATCAGATAACAGACGATAAAAAGTTAAAAACGTTTATACAACAAGCCCTGCATTTCATCTGCAATTTTTCTTCGTTGATAAAAAACGTTATCAAAAGAAAAGAATGTGAGCGAAGTGTGGGCAAAAATATCAAATACAATAAAAGAGCATAGCGTGTATATAAAAAAGAATCTCTCCAAATTCTATGAAAAGATTCCTTTATATATAAGTTATTCTACAATCTTGCATTCGAATAGACTCATATTGTTTATTAGTGTATACCTTTTAATAATTCTAAATCTGAAAATACTATTGTTCTTCTAATGTCTTTCCATTTGCCTTTATTTCAATTTTATTATTTGGAATCATTATATCTTCACTTGTAATTTTTGTAACCTTACTTGAAAAAGTCAAATCATGAACACCCTCTCCCTTATCGTATCCTCCTAAACTGCTTATCTTTTCTCCATTCACAAAAACTTCCAAACGTGTATATTCTTCTAAAGCCTTTTTGGAATATATAGTTATAGACCCATCATTTCTAAGATAAAATGATAGATTTCCCTCTGAATCAAGATCCCCATCCACTGCTTTCATGTATAATGTATTCGCCTCTTCAATAAGCAAACTTCTCTCTTCCTCCGGAAGTACAGAAAATACCTTCCCAAATAATTTATTCGCTTCTTCAATGAGTAATTGATTCACTTTTTTCGAAAATGACCCATCATTTGCTTTTTTGTGTAACTCATTCGCTTTGTCAAAGATTGATTTATTAGTTGCATACAAATCTGCCATACGACGCATTTTATCAACATCTGTAGATTCCACTTTATTTTGAGATGTTGTATCTGCAAATGATAAAGTAGGTCCCCCAAAGACTCCTGTAGCTAAGATGCCAGCTAATGGCATTGCAATCGCTAATTTTTTATACTTTTTCATATTTTCTCCTTCTTCCTATTTCTTAAATTTTATTACTTTTTAATTCTATAATTATAAAATCAATCTCACACACCGACTTTTACCTTTAACAAAGGGAAAAAATCTAATTAATATTGTAATAGACAGCCTAAATATTAGAATTCAATAAAGATATCTAATAAAGTGAACAAAAAAAATCCCTCGCTATATCTAACGAGGGCCAGTAGAGTATATAGAGAGAATTGAAATACATAAAATAGAAGACGAACAACTCCTGTTATTCTAAATAACTTGACGAGATACAAAACAAGAGGTAGAATATGTATCCGTATGAAAAACTTGGTATATACAACCCAACATGTTGTGAAAGATCGGGCTATCGCCAACAACTTTTATGATATTCTTAGCTGTGTTTATCAAGACGCACGGGAGAGGTTTACGGATTCGTAATAATGAAGTAAGTAGGGGCTATAGAGTAACTTATTATGGTATAAAATATACGTAAACTGCATATACTATTGATGCATCTCAAGAACTTCCAAAAAAGACACCTTCAACTAGAGAAGGTGTCTTTTTTTGGCATATTATGCCGTATGCTTACATAGAATAAAATGAATAACTGATGTTCTTCTTTTATGACAATATCATCCACCTTGAAAAAAGCATTCCTCCCATCCAACCGGGAATGCTCTTTTTCATTACCTTACTTTACATATACATAGGCTTCGTTTGCTGTTACATAGCAGGTTTTCCCTTTGCTATTGTGCACTTTGTATTACGGTGAGCCATTCACCATTACTTTTGCATTAATTGTGAATCCTAATCCTGCATCTACAGAACCAACTCCATCTTTATCATGCCAAGATGGAGATTCATAGAAACGTAAGTTATTGACCTCATCCTATGGTTATCCATTCACATTTACTCACCTTATCTCTTCTAGAATAAAGTATATAAGACATACTGAACAAAATAAAACATCCCCCATGATATTTCACGAGAGATGTTTATAGGGAAAGCAGTGAAGTGGAGAATTCAAGAGTTTTGGGGTTCTATTAACTCACACTTACCTTCTATAGAATCTCACAAACTCGAATTTGGCAACACAACAAAAACTCCCTTTATCAAAAAGAAAAACACCAGCCCATTTCGATGGTATTATGATACAATCCCATCGGCACCGTTAGTATTTAATAAGTTCAAAGTTTCATTATCCAATCACCAAAAAAGAAATGAGACGTTTCATAATAAGTCTTAGTTCTTTTCCATCCCACAATCCATACTCAGGGAACATATATAAATTAGAACCCTAAAAATTAACCTTTGCAAAAGGAAATTGCATCCATATTAAGAGAATATGTAGTGAACAAAAAAATCCCTCGCTATATCTAACGAGGGCCAATAGAGTATTTGAGAGAATTGAGATACATAAAAAAGATCCCAGTAACTACCTCTCTTACACTTTCTCACACACTCACACACTCACACTTTACACCACAACAAAAAAACCTTTAACAAGAGGAAAAATCATTAAATTATTCTAATAAAATTATGCGACACTTTTCATTGATGTTGCTAGTATGTAATGAATTTCAACATTTTATTATCAAACCTCTCCCAGGGAGCAGAGACAGACTTATTATGAAGAGTCCGCCTCTGCACTTTTTTCGCATCTTCTTCATCTACATTCCATCATGTAGAAAGTGCTCCTTCCTTACAGAAAATATAAAAGTATATAAATTAGAAATCTGAAATCTCCCTTTACCAAAAGAACTTTTTATTCTATAGATGACGAATTACACATTGTAACATGCTAATTGGAGCCTTCTGCTTAATTTAATGAAGGTTCCCTTCAAAGTATTTCCAACAATTAATGAGACAAAGGAGGCACGCTAACACGGATACATAAAAACATCACGTGTTAACGGATCAGTATGAAAAAAACAATTTGTAAGGTTTTAGTAACAACAGTAGCACTTCAAGCAGCAATGGGTGCTACCCCTTCGCTTGCAGAACAAACAAAGGGAGTAGCAGAACAATCAATAAACAGTGCAAAGCAAACTGGAAAGTGGGAGCAATGGTATAATTGGGGAGGTGCGCACTACGATTGGTACTATAAAAAAAGCGATGGATCATGGCATACAGGATGGCTAGAATATGGTAACAAGTTGTATTATCTAAACAGTTATGGAGCAATGCAAACAGGATCCACTTCAATTGATGGAACAACGTACAATTTCGATAACAGTGGTGCTTTGATTCCTACAGGGGAAGGAAAGTGGGTAAAAGTTGGTAAAAATCATTCGTACTATCTAAACAGTAATGGAGCAATGCAAACAGGTCTGCTGCAACTTGGAGGGGCCAAATATTACTTCGACAGCGATGGAACGATGCAAACAGGCTTGGTGTTAGTTAGAAATCAACATTATTACTTCAGAAGTGATGGAGCAATGCACACAGGGTGGCTTAAAACAGACTGGCTAAAAGATGGTGACCAGTGGTGCTATATAAAAAGCGATGGAAAATGGCACTCAGGGTGGTTGCAACTTGATGGGAAAACATATTACTTCGACAACCTTGGAATAATGAAAACAGGTTGGCTGCAACTTGATGGGAAAACATATTACTTCGACAATAATGGAGCAATGCAAACAGGCTTGGTGTTAGTTAGAAATCAACACTATTACTTCGGAAGTGATGGAGCAATGCACACAGGTTGGCTAAAAACAGACTGGCTAAAAGATGGTGACCAGTGGTGCTATATAAAAAGTGATGGGAAATGGCACTCAGGGTGGTTGCAACTTGACGGTAAAACGTATTACTTCGACAACCTTGGAATAATGAAAACAGGTTGGCTGCAACTCGAAGGGAAAACATATTACTTCGACAACAATGGAGCAATGCAAACAGGATCCACTTCAATTGATGAAACAACGTACAATTTCGATAACAGTGGTGCTTTGACTCCTACAGGGGAAGCAAGGTGGCTAAAAGATGGTAACAAGAAGTGGTATTATCTAAAAAGCAATGGAGTAATGCAAACAGGATGGTTGGCGCTTGATGGGAAAACATATTACTTCGACAACTTGGAGAGAAAACATATTACTTCGACAGTAACGGGGCAATGCAAACAGACTGGCAGGAGATTGAAAATAAAAGGTATTACTTTGATAGTGATGGAGTAATGCAAACAGGCTGGCAGCGAATTAATGAGGAAGACTATTACTTCGGAAGTGATGGGGTAATGCACACAGGAGTGTTGCAATTTGAAGGGAGAACACTTTACCTCAACAGCAGCGGAAAATGGCAAATAGGGTGGGTGCAACTTGATGGGAAGACTTATTTCTTTGGCCAATATGATATGTACACAGGCTGGAAGGAGATTGAAAATAAAAGATATTACTTTGATAGCAATGGAGTAATGCAAACAGGCTTAGTGAAAGTTGGAGAGAAAACATATTACTTCGACAGTAACGGGGCAATGCAAACAGACTGGCAGGAGATTGAAAATAAAAGATATTACTTCGAAAGCGATGGAGCAATGCAAACGCAAACAGGCTTGGTGTTAATTGAAAAGCAACACTATTACTTCGGAAGTGATGGAGCAATGCACACAGGTTGGCTAAAAACAGACTGGCTAAAAGATAGTGACCAGCTGTGCTATATAAACAGCGATGGAAAATGGCACTCAGGGTGGTTGCAACTTGATGGGAAAACGTATTACTTCGACAACCTTGGAATAATGAAAACAGGCCCGATGAAAATTGGGGATAAAACATATAACTTTGACAGTGATGGTGTATTACAAACAAACTAACTATAAAACACACGACGTACTACTTTCAAGGCAATAGGTATACTATATGGTATAAATAATGTTCAGATTGAAGTTACCCACTATTGTTTTATTGCATAATAATCCCATGTATCATAAAAACAAGAGCCGTCATTTGACAGCTCTTGTTTTTATGATACATACACATTGGCTTCATTTGCTGTTACATAGTATATTTTGTACTTTATATTGTGGTGAACCATTAACGATTACTTTCGCATCAATAATAAACCCTAATCCTGCATCTACAAAACCTACAACATCTTTATCAGACCAAGAAGCAGAGGCATAGAAACGTAAGTTTTTCACTTTATCCTATAGTAATCCATTCATCTTCACTCACCTTATCTCTTCTAGAATAAAATACATTAGATATAATGAACAAAATAAAACATCCCCCATGATAGATATTTCACGAGGGATGTTTATAGGGAAAACAGTGCAAAATTAAAGAATTATGGATTCTGTTAACTCACTCTTACCTTATATAGAATCTCACAAAATCGAATTTTGCAACACAACAAAGACTCCCTTTATCAAAAGGAAAAATTCCAGCGCATTTTGTTTGTTGAATAAAATCATAAATCCTATATTAAAGGCATTATCTAAAAGTAAATTTAAATTTTGTAGTAAAAAAAAGCCGACTCATATAAGAGCCGGCTTTTTTTATTTTACTTGCACGTAATATAAACTTGCTGTGATATAGAATACATTACCACGAGAGTTTTTCACTTTATATTGTGGCGAACCATTCACAGATACTTTATCGATGATTGTAAATCCCAATCCTGTATCAACTGTACCTGCAGCATAACTTTTATTCCACGTAGGACGGTTATAGTAATTTAAACTATTAACCTTTGATTCTACTCTTTTTCCAATTATAGATTCATCTTTTCCACTGTTATATCGAATGTATGATGAATCATGGTAAATCCATTGATTTCCGCCAAGGTTTAACCAGTTTCCTAGTTTCCCCCAAACTTTATACGATTCACCTTGTTCTAATTGACGAATAACAACATTACTTGTGGATGGACCAGACCGAAGGTTTACGTTAAAACCATCGATATAAGCTACTCCGCTTGCTTCTGTTACACTTTCTGAAGGTTGTGGTTTTGCTTCCACAGTAACAGAATGACCGTTATATGCCTTTAAAACATCTGTTCTAAATTTAGATTCAGAAACACCATGACTTTTCAAGTAGTCTAGTGGATCTTCATGATCTGTACCACCTAGCTTGTACGTAATGTCTTTATGAGTCCACAATCCTTGTGACGGATTAATATTTCTATCACGTAAAATCTTAGCAAGTAACTTTATATATCTTTCATATGACTTTTTAAATTTAATAGGGTCACTCGTTTCAGAGAGCTCTACATGAACGAATCTTTTATTCGCTGCTGGACCCGCTCCCCACGCTTGATATTTAGTAGCAGCAATTTGAATATTTCCGTCCCAATCTGTCGCATAGTGTACAAATGCATTTCTCCATGTTCTCGCTTCGTAATTTCTAATATTAATTGCTGGTGCTTCTGGTGTCGCTGTACTGTGAGCGACTACCCCTTCGTATGCCCCGTATCCATTGCGGTACTCAACTTTAGGTAATCCGGGAACAATCATTTCTCTATCAGCAAAAATACTACCTGCTGATGTTAATGTAATCATTGCAGCCGTAGAAATTGAAACTAAGATTTTAATAGATTTTTTCATTTGTCATCTTCCCCTTTTTCTTCATGGTCAGTCCAAATACCTAATGCGATACCAAATAAATAAACTGCCTTTTGAATCATGTCTAAATTCCCCTCAAACCCTGTAAGTCCAAATGCTGATAAAACTAATCCAACACATGAAAAAAGCGCAACCCATGTTTTCCAGTTACGCAAACGTCTTTTCATATTTTCTTTTGTGAGTGGCACTCCTTACACGCCTCCTTTCAGAAGTAAGCCAATAAGTGCTGTTACAATCGCTCCGATTATGAAACTAAGAACTAAGATTTTAATAGATTTTTTCATTTGTCATCTTCCCCTTTTTCTTCATGGTCAGTCCAAATACCTAATGCGATACCAAATAAATAAACTGCCTTTTGAATCATGTCTAAATTCCCCTCAAACCCTGTAAGTCCAAATGCTGATAAAACTAATCCAACACATGAAAAAAGCGCAACCCATGTTTTCCAGTTACGCAAACGTCTTTTCATATTTTCTTTTGTGAGTGGCACTCCTTACACGCCTCCTTTCAGAAGTAAGCCAATAAGTGCTGTTACAATCGCTCCGATTATGATTCGAAGAATCCATGTAGTGTTGGCACTGATTTTTTCAATACTTTCTTCAATTTTTATTACTTTCCACAACTGCAAGACGTACTTCCATGTTTTGAATCTTTGTTTTGTTTGTCTCACAATCTTTACATTTGTCCAATGTTCTCATCCCCTTCCAAAATAAAAGAGAAGCACAAAGTGTGCTCCTCTTAATAATCGAAATCGTATTTCATGCAAAATAAAAAAGCCTACATCGTGTACGCTTTGATAAAACCTATTCTGATGTTGTTGGTTATTCTTCTGGATCTTCTTCCACAATTGATTGTGATTCCTCTTGCTCTTTAGGTTCTTCTATAGGTTCACCAATAATTTCTTTGCACTGTTCTTCAGTGATTTTATTCAGTGGTGAATAGTACTTTTGTACATCTTCCTCACTGTAGCAACCTAACTCAAAATATCTTTTAATTGTTTTATACCAAAAATCGTTACCTAACATATTATAAACCCCCTTTCTCGGCAAGTACCATGAGTAATGTAGCCTGTTGTTCATTCGTTTCTAATAACTGTTGGTTTATTTTGACAAGCTGTTCGTTTGTTTTTGAAAGTTGCAGGTCTTTTTCAGCTACCAACATGAATACTGATGCATGATCTTGAGCTAACTTCACTGCCGGTGCATCTTGCTTATATGCTTCTACTTTTTTATCAAACTCTTCTTTATTGATAAAACCTGCATCCGTTAAATCCATAATTACTTTATCTAATTCCATAATTGCACCTCCTACAAGCTATTCGCTTTTAATCTAGCAAGAACATCTGTCATAAGGTTTTGAAGGATGCTAATACTTGTTGTATTAGCGGATTGCCCCACTGTTAATGCATCCGTTGTAGAGCGTACTGATTGGTTGTATGACACCTTTACATCAGTTGTGTTTGTTGTAAATAGATGTTTATCTAAAACTAAATATGTCACCGTGTACTCAGCTTTTGGATCAAATTCGTCCTTTGATATTCTCAATCTAGAATTAATTGTTCCCCATCCACCACCAACGATATTCCACTTTTTATCTTCAATACCATTTTTATAAATTCCGATGTATAACTTAGGTTTGTATTTTAATCTTGATTCCGCAAAGACATCAGCATTTATACTATAACTACTATAATTAGAGTCATAAACAGGATTTGCTTTTTCTCTTACCACAACACCACTATCAACAGTAACTTTTGTTAATTCATCAACCACAAGATCACCTTCAACTTGTACAATTTCCATCTTAGGTGTAACAAGCTGATAAGTAAGTTTATAAGGCGTGTAACCTGCCGCTCTATTCGCTCTTACATAAGCTAATGTTTGTGTAGGTGCATCCTGGTCATCTACAAGAGACACCCATGCAGTAGGTTTACCATTCGCATCAGCGTTTTTTACTTTCCAGCCGTTGAAATATGCAGACACTTCATCTGTAGATGGTGTGTATGTTTCACCGAAACCAGAGTCCACATTTGCTACTGTTAATTTCAGTCCTCCATCGCTCGATTGTTGTAATGATGTTTGATCAGCACTTGTGTAGCCACTATTATTTTGCAGTATTCTACCATCGTATTTAACTACACAAAATCGTCCGTCATTTACATTCATATAGCCACCATTTATTAATGGTTGCGGATTAATACCGAAACGTTTGTATCCTGAATAATTAGGGTAAACACCAGTAGGAAATTTTGTTGGGTCTAACAAAACGTCTCGTTCCCACTTACGAAGCACTTTCCATTGTCGATCTTCTTTAAATAACACATCATTAACTCCGTTGTACCCTGAAAGAAATGTATTTGCGTATAAATACGAAAGATTCCTTGGTACGAATGGCTTAGGAGTAGACCCTATATTCAACATAGGTTTTCGGAATCATAAAGTGTTCTCTCCTGTTGCTCTACCAGAACATTTAATTTGAATTACTTTACATGTGCTCGGTGTAGTGAATTTGAACTCTTTAATGTTATTACCGGCATTTATTTGAGAAATGAAAGCACCCTTATCATCTACAAAGTTAACACCTATGAATGCTCCATTACCTGAAACCTCTTCAACGGTATATGCATATTCCATGTTTGGTAATGCAGGGATATTTGTTAAAGATTGCTGATAAGTACCTGAAGAGTAAATTTCGATCGTGTCGGTTTCAATCAATTCAGAGTTAGTTGGGTGAGTCCACTCGGTTAAATTAGGAGCTAAATTTGCTCCTTCAGCAATCAAGATTGGATTTAAATATTGCACACCTTCCACATATGGATATTTATCTATTAACTTTTGACCAGTAAAATCTGGATGTACGTTAATTTTATTGTATGCCGCTTGATCGACTTCATACAATGCATCCTCTAGCAGCGGAGTGTCCATTTTTGTTTTCAATTCAAGCATTGCATACTCAATATTAACCACACTTGGTCTTGTTCCATCACTTGCATCTGCGTAAGTAATAACATGAATAAAACCATTGCTATCAATCTCTTGTACATTGGTTGATCCAGTTTGTACTTTTGTAAGATTACTTTCTGTATTTGTCGTAGAACCAAACCAAGTAGAAGTACTTGGAATCCATCGCTTTACATATAATTTATTCCCCTGCGGGCCTAGATCCGTTTGCATATAAAACTGCTGCATAATCTACAATGAGCTGCTTTGCAATCGCAACTTTATCAGCTAACGCTGTTTTTCCTTGCCATATTTGAATACCAAACTTATCTTGTAGCGCCCGAATAACATCAAAACTATGCATTTCTTGTGCTATAACACCATCAAAATTCACAGATGTCGAACTGTATTTTCCATCTAAAGATATATAATCTGCATATCGTTGTTGTTCTACTTCTCCAATTGAAGAACTTGTTTCTGTCGGCTTTACCAGTGTAGTTAAAGTAGAATGTGACCATGTCCGTCTAGCGATATGCCCATTTTCTACAGTACTACCAGCTAATTTCCCTCTATAATCTTGCTTAATCGTGTATGAAATAGTTGATTGTCCTGTAAATTTAGCAACTCCATCATATGAACTTCCGCCTGCAGTAATTTTCGTTGTACCTTTATTCGGCATAAACAAATAATACTTATATAGAACGTACAGATTAAAAACTAGAAGTAGTTCTAATGTGTTGATATGACTAGGTTCGTCATTCTTTTAGGTTTCTCTACATCTGTTTTATACAGATATCAATCTAATAATTCGTGGGCGAATTGTGGGCAAATAAAAACAACCGAGGCGATGAAAAATGAACAATTATCAAGTAGTTTATAATTTATTATCTCCAAATAGCCACCATCACGAAAGAGAATATCTTGAAATTTATGCACCAACAAGTGAACATGTACGATAAGGGCTAGAAAATAGATTAAAAAGAAGAATAGGCGACCTGCACCAGTGGGAGATAGAGGTTCAACAAATTGAAAATGAACAACTTTTATGATATTCTTGGCTGTGTTTATCAAAAGAATACACGAGGTGATTTGCGAAGTCGTCATAATGAAATAAGTAGGGCTATAGCGTAATTTATCATGGTATACAATTCACGTGAACTGTATAGACTATAACCGACATCTAGATACAGTTATATAACGAAGGCATCTTCAACTGGGGAAGATGCCTTTTTTCGCGCAATTGGAAAATATTGCATTATGATAAAGCATATACTACAAACAAAGTTACTCCTTAACTTTTTGAGCATCTTCTTCCAACCGAAGGTGCTCTTTTACTTCACCCTAACATACGTATCACTAGCGGTAATATAAAACGCTTATCCTTTCGAATTATGCACATTATACTGTGATCCCCCATCCGCTTTGACTTTTGTATCAATCATAAATCCTGATCCCACCTCTACAGTACCAGCGACATTTTCATTTTGTAATTAAAAGGAGTTCGCTTTAACAGCAATCAGTTGCTTTAGTCGTCAATCATATATGTATTTATAGAGCGGTAGATTCACACAAAAACGCCATGTACGAGTCTCATATTTTTGAATCTTGATAGCTGTAGAATGCGCCACTACTACTTCATACACTCCAACTCCATAACGATATCCCCCCTCCTTCGAATAAAAGTGTTTTACCCACAAAATAAAAAACCCTTAACACATTGTGTGTCAAGGGTTTGAGTCTCTTAGTATAGAGACATATATTGATCGCGTTCCCATTGGTGAACTTGCGTGCGGAACGGTTCTTTTTTTATATCGTGAGTTCAGTGAATTCGCAGGGAATATATTACATGTACCTGCAGCTATAATAAGAAAAAATATAATAAAAAAAATCCCTCGCTATATCTCACGGAGGGATTTATTAGCGAAGCAGTAAAGTAGTGAATTAAAGAATGAACGCTTTTAATTTAAGTACAGATAACGGACGATAAAAAGATTTAATCGTTTGTATAACAACAGTCGCCTTCCACCTACATTTTTTCTGTATCGATAAAACCGTTAAGAAAAGAAAAATATGTGGGCAGATTGTGGGCGAAAACAAACAATATAAACAAAAGAGCACAGCGTGTATATAAAGTGCGACCAACACTATATATACCGTCCACCTGATTGCGCCAGGTAAACACTTGCTATACTCTCATGAATTATTTTACACCATGTAGAGTCCATCAACCAACGTTTACCAAATTGGTGACGTTGCTTTTTTGTTTCCACAAAGGAGACATATCATAAGGAAATCACTCGTTATCGTTGGTATAAGGGCCGTCAAGCTTATTTCTACCTTTCGAAAAGGAAGTTTTTAATATAATAATTATTTCTTATAAGTTCTATAATGAAAACGCTCGTTATATCCATCTAATTATAAATAGAAGAGAGATTTTTAGTAAAATGAAAAAAAGATACTTGCAACGACTGCGGTATTCTCATTGGGATTAACTTCTGTAGGACATGCAACTACAACTTTTGCTGCTGAGGTGCAGGAACAGAAAAAAACATATTTTCACAAACAATTGGAGAAACAAGTGGTCTGTATGTGCGGATGGGAAAGAAGTCTTTTCATTTTTTGAAACAACTATTGAGAATATTAAATTAAACGTAGATACAAGCGGATATAAAGAAGACTATCTAACATTTAAAGTGGGAGGAAATCCCCTTACTGCTTCGAAGAAAATCCCACGAGAATAAAAACATTTAGGAATAGAAAATATGTGAACAAAATTAAGAGAAATCATGTAGATACAAATAAAAATTTTCTACTGCGAAATTTTCGAAACCACGAAACAGATAAACATGCTTGTTGGAGGGTATAAATGATTTTTAAAAAGTTTCCTTTTTTTAAAGGTAAAAAGGTCGCATCGTTTGATCATCTTGTTAAAAAAATAAAACAAGGGTATATCCCAGAACATATTGCTATTATTATGGATGGTAATGGAAGATGGGCGAAGAGAAGAGCAATGCCTCGTATTGCTGGACATCATGAAGGAATGCAAATTGTAAAAAAGATTACAAAATTTGCAAGCAAACTTGATGTGAAAGTATTAACTCTTTATGCTTTCTCTACAGAGAACTGGAAAAGACCGAAAAAGGAAGTTGATTACTTGATGAAGCTTCCAGAAGAATTTCTAGGTACATTTTTACCAGAATTGATTGAAGAAAACGTACAAGTTCGAGTAATAGGGCAAAAAGATCGTCTTCCCACGCATACGCGCAGAGCGATGGAAAGAGCCATGGAAGATACGAAAGATAATACGGGATTAATTCTTAATTTCGCGTTAAACTATGGAAGTCGAGATGAAATCGTTTCTGCTGTGCAACATATGATGAAAGATAGTGAGGAAGGGAAAATTCGTTCGGAAGAAATAAGTGAAGAAATGATTTCTTCTTACTTAATGACGAGTTCTTTACCTGATCCAGAGTTGTTAATCCGTACAAGCGGAGAGCTACGTATTAGTAATTTCATGTTATGGCAAATTGCTTATTCGGAATTTTGGTTTACAGATGTGTATTGGCCAGATTTTACCGAGGAACATTTGCTAAATGCGATTGCAGACTTTCAACATAGAGGGCGCAGATTCGGAGGCGTGTAG